GGCACGCGCTGGCTTGCGCCGGGGTTGGGAAGCGCGTTTAGACATCTATAATTATAATCTAGATAATAATTATAAATGACCGATTGCCTAATTTTTGAAGAAACTACGGCGGAGCTCCAAGCAGCTCCGGGGGGAGGTAATACTCTTACTCCCCCTTTAACGAAGAAAAAACAACCTCCTGATAGAAAAAACCATTTTTTCACTTATAACAATTATAAGTTGGAGGAAATAGCTCCAATAGTTGCTACTTTACAGAGGTTTGCCTATAAAGGTCAAATTCAAACTGAAGTTGGAAAATGTGGAACTCCACACCTTCAAGGGTCTATATGGTGTCATAAAAAACACCGAGACACCGCTTTTAAATTATCTGATAAGATACATTGGGAAAAACTCAAAGACGAAGATTGTATTGCAAATTATTGTAATAAAGAAAATACACACGATGGAATATTTAGAACTTCTTGGGGTTTTCCAAAAGCGATTAAATTGGTTACGCCGGATCGGCCTTACCAAAAAAAGATTTTAGATATAATCAAGGAAGAACCTGATGATAGAAAAGTCTATTGGTTTCACGAAAGTGAGGGTGGTGTGGGTAAAAGTAGCTTGTGTAAGTATTTATGCGCTAAACACGATGCGTTATACATTGATGAAGGTAAAAAGGCTGACTTAATCAATATAATATTTAATGCAGATATGGATAAACATAACGTGATTGTAATTGATGTTCCAAGAGGAAACGGCAACGGAGTATCGTATAAGGCGATAGAGGAAATAAAGAATGGTATGATATGTAATACCAAATACGAAACGGGGATGAAACTATTTAATAGCCCCCATTTGCTAATTTTCTCTAACTTTCCGCCTGAACGAAACAAACTATCGAAAGATAGATGGGTGGTAAAAGAAATAATCAATATGGACTTTGAGTGATTTCGGCGCAAGCGTTTTCGCCACTCGGGACACCCGATGCCTAGCCCCTAAAAGGGGCGTCAGCCCACTGCTCGTGGAGAGGCGCATTTTCTCGACGCGGGACACTCCGGAACCCTTGTAAGTTAATGCGACGGCGCCCGTCGCTTATTAGCCGACCTCCGTCGGCCAACAAAGAAAAAACTACTAGTGTAATATATTACCACTAGAGTCATATGGAATGGTAATTCCATCTGACCCACCGACAACTCCATCAGGAGAAGCATCTAACTCTGCGGGAACGAGAGCGATTGCCTGTGTTGCGCCTGGAACAGACCACAAAGGCTTCTTGAATTCAAATTGTGTCTCAACTTCTATTTGGTAAGGGAGACCTCCTGTACCACCATACGACGTGGATTCCACATACATGTATAAACCAAGATGGTCAATTGAATTAGCATTCCAAACACCTGGTGCGACGGTGTTTGCTGATGTGTTCAACCAAGGACTTACCTTAATTGAACCAGGTTGAGATGCGCCACCAGGGGCGGTCATATCAAGTGTAAGAACTGAAGGCGACCAGCTTATCACCAAAGGTTTCTCATCCAGATTACGAGGGCGGGAACCCATCTGTTTGAGATTTTCCAAACCCACTGTTGTGGGCAAAGAACCAGATTTATCAAGCATATAGTACAACTTAGGTTTTCCATAGCCTTGTGCTGTAGGACCAGTACCAGCATTAAAGGTATAAGTATCAAATTGAGGTTTAACTCTTACTGTAATGTTTTTAATACGATAGAACTGATAAGCCTGTGCGACCTGAATTGCTCGGGTGAATTGAGATAATGACGTATCTAAGAATGAATACATCTTATTGGCTGTGATATTGGGTGAAGTCGGATCTGCATAAGTCCGAATTACCGATAAAGAAGCAACGTCCTTGACATTGCTGGACTTACGTCCGCGCTTAGTGCGCTTGGCACGCGCTGGCTTGCGCCGGGGTTGGGAAGCGCGTTTAGACATCTATAATTATAATCTAGATAATAATTATAAATGACCGATTGCCTAATTTTTGAAGAAACTACGGCGGAGCTCCAAG